ATGCGATTTCTGGTACTGCGTTCAGTGTTTCTGCTGCGTATTTGCAGTTGCATACGGGTGATCCGGGTGAGGATGGTACGGCTAATGCGGCTGGTGAGACTACTCGGAAGGCTGTGTCGTTTGGTGCTGCTTCGGGTGGTTCGATGGTTTCGTCTGCGACTGTTGAGTGGACGAATGTTTCTACGTCTGAGACTTATTCGCATTGGTCGTTGTGGGATGCTTCGTCTGCTGGTAATGCGTTGTGGTCTGGGGCGTTGGCTTCGTCTGCTGCTGTGACGGCTGGTGATACGTTTCAGATTACTTCGTTGACGTTGACGTTGGACTGATGGCAACTAATTTTCCGGGTTCTTTGGATTCGTTCACGAATCCGTCTGCTTCGGATGCGATGGATTCTGTTACGGTTCCTCATGCTACTCAGCACGCCAATTTGAATGATGCTGTTGAGGCACTCCAGTCGAAGGTTGGTGTGGACGGTTCGGCGGTAACCACGTCGCTTGATTACAAGGTTGCTAATCAGGGTTTGACGTTTATCAAATCCGTAACTGTTGGTAGCGGTGTGTCCTCGGTGACTGTCAGCAATGCGTTTGACTCACGGTTTGACAATTACCGTGTAATTATGAGTGGAGGAACGTCTACCAACTTGCATGACGTTGGGGTGCAAATCGGTTCGTCAACAACGGGTTATTACGGTGTTTTATTGTATGGAAGTGTTGGTGCGGGCAGTCCGTCTATTGCAAGCCGTTCTAATCACACGAGTTTAAGTTGGGTTGGTGGAGGTGATGCAGTCACAACATCAGCAACGTTTGAATTGTTTAATCCTTATCAAGCAATGTATACAACAATACGAAACGGTTGTTATCAAGCAAATGGTTATGGCGTTATGAATGGTGAACATCGTGTAAGTTCGTCTTATACAGGTTTTACGTTGTTAATTAGTAACGGAACTATTACGGGTGGCACGATTCGGGTGTACGGATTCAACAACGGGTGATGATGATGGCTACATGGACACGACAAGAACTAGAAGAACTACACCCCGACGGAACCGTCAACGTACAGGTCGATGATGATGTGCGCCCTATGACCCATGAAGAATGGGACACATGGATTGAACAACAGGTTGGCACAGAGAAACTTGAAGAGGTGCTTCCGTGACCACGAACTTCCCGTCCAGTATTGATGCGTTCACGAACCCGACATCGGCTGACACGTTAGATAATCCGCCGCACGATCAACAGCACGCCGATATTAATGACGCTATGGAAGCGGTACAAGCGAAGGTTGGTGTTGATGGTTCGGCGGTAACTTCGTCGCTGGATTACAAGGTTGCTCAACAAGGCTTGACGTTAGTCAAAACACAAACCGTTGGTACCGCTGTGTCGTCGGTGACTGTCACTAATGCGTTCTCGTCAACGTTTGAGAATTATCGGGTTTCGTTTACGGGTTTCAATTGTTCTAATTCTAGTGGTCAAACTTTGCAGCTTCGGTTAGGTAACGGCGGGACAATCTATGCTGCTGGATATTACGGGGGTGGTCAATCGGTTTTGTATTCTGGCACGGTCAACACATGGTCTGTCAATAATCTTTCAGATGTTTCGTGTTGCTATCTGACAACGACCCCCGGACGAACCAGCACGGTTTTTGACATTCACACACCCTACGACGTAGGCCTAGCCACCCCATTGATGGGTTTCGGTCATGGGTTTTTGTCCGGCTCTTGGTGGTCGTACGAATACGCGTCAACAGCAAGAATAACTGACCTTTATTTTTTCCCTAGTGTGGGAACTATGTCGGGTGGCACTATTCGGGTGTACGGATATAACAACGGGTGATAACGATGGCTACATGGACTAGACAAGAACTAGAAGAACTACACCCCGACGGAACCGTCAACGTACAGGTCGATAATGATGTGCGCCCTATGACCCATGAAGAATGGGACACATGGATTGAACAACAGGTTGGCACAGAGAAACTTGAAGAGGTGCTTCCGTGACCACGAATTTTCCGTCCAGCATAGATAACTTTACGAACCCGACATCCAGCTCGACGATGGCTTCGCCGTCGCATTCTGCTCAACATGCGGATGTGAATGATGCTGTGGAGGCGTTGCAGGCGAAGGTTGGTGTGGATGGTTCGGCGGTTACTTCGTCGTTGGATTATAAGGTTGCTAATCAAGGTTTGACGTTGGTCAAAACGGTAAGTATCGGTAGCGGTGTAACATCAGTAACAGTCACAGATGCGTTCTCAGCGACTTTTGAGAACTACAAAGTGCTGACCAACATTGAAAATGCGTCAGCGAATAACGATGTTTATTTCAGGCTGGGCGGTGTCTCAACAAACACTTATGACAGGACACGCCAACTCTGGTTCGTGGCATCCACAACACCAGGCTACGGCGCTGAAACAGCACAAACCGCTGGATGGTGGGGTGTGAACAGAACGGGCGAGGGAAGCGACACGGTTTCGGAAATCTTTCGACCGTACATCGCTAAACCGACGACAGTGAAGAGCGAGGCGTTCTACAAGGACATCGCAGGGCAGATGCAGTTCAGACTGCACGCAAGCATTCAACGAGGCGATCTTTCGCACACAAGCCTTACATTACTCGTTTCTAGCGGAACAATGTCGAATGGAACGATCAGAGTTTACGGATACAACAATGGCTGAGTGGACTAGACAAGAATTAGAAGAACTACACCCTGACGGCACGGTCAACGTACAGGTTGACGACACCGTTACTGTCATGTCTACCGAAGAATGGTCAGCGTGGATTGAGCAACAGGTAGGCACCGAAAAACCCGAAGAAGTGTAACCGATGAGTCGGCTGTACGAATCCTCCACCGACTACGAAGAACACATAACGTACGCCGGAAACACCGTAGAACAAGACTACGACAACCCCGACTACCTATACGACCGGGAACAACTCACCTACGAAGGCACCACCGCCAACGTCGCACAAGGCTACGCATCCACAGCCCTCACCTATTCAACAAACACCACCGGCTACAACGGGTCACGCACACTCGACACCACAGCAACCGGCACCGGCACCGGCAGCTCCACAACCATAGGTGTCCGCATCGCGTTCCGCACCGCCACAGGTGACGGCACCGGCACCTCAACAGCAACAGGTTTACACGTCGCGCCACGCACAGCAACCAGCGACGGCACAGGAACCTCCATCACAACCGGCCTCCACATCGCGCCACGCACCGCCACAGGCAACGGAACAGGCACATCCAACAACGCCATCCTGCACAAACTATTACGCACCGCATACGGCAGCGGAGGCGCAACCACCGGAGACAGCGCAACCGGACTCCACATCGCACCCCGAACAGCAACAGGCGAAGGTGACGGAACCTCTGCTGTTGTACAGGTACGCACCACATTCGCTACAGGCAGCGCGACAGGGGCAGGAACCTCAACCGCTAACGGTCTGCGTATCGTGCTTCGCACCGCCACAGGTGCAGGTGACAGCACCCAAACCGCCAGCGGACTACACATCGCCCCACGCACAGCCACCGGAACAAACACATCAGACGGCACAGCAACCGGACTACACATCGCCCCACGGACAGCCAGCAACACAGGCAACGGAGCAGACATCCCAGCCACCTGGACAAAGAGCTTCATCTTCCGGCCACCCGTCGAAGCAGACTTCCCGTGGGCAAACTACCATTCCGCAACCCCAGCAAACCGGCTGTTCTCACGGCTCACCCCCGGCGAACGCCGACTCAACGTCTACAAACTCAGCGACGGAACCTACACCTCAATAGATCCACGCAACGACAACGCCGTCGTCAAAATCTATTTCGGTTCACACGAAAACTTTGTGACCGCAGAAGAAAAAGCAGACCTAGTAGCAGCAGGATACGATGTGACCTGATGGCAACATTCACACCACCCACCGACAACCTTCACCACTTCTCAGATTTTGATGTGGACATCCCGTGGAACGAAGAACAACGGTTAGCGTTCAGATTCCTACAGCACTACCGGCCAAACCCCCGTGGACGAAACATCTACAAACTTGATGACGGCACCTATGTAGAATCAGAACCGTCAGATATGTCAACAGTTATCCACACCTATCAAGGGGGTCACGACCATGAAGTTTCCGCTACCGAAGCGGCAAGTCTTACTGCTGCGGGTTACGGCGACTATATTTCGTGACTATGAAACATCGTGAAGTACATCCAACGCTTGATATTGAAGGCTGTTTCGGCTGTCGGATTGCGGGCGTTTCGTTCGCAGCGTCATCAATGCCGTCCCGAAAGATCGAAAATAATCGTATTGAAGCCACAGAACGTCAATGGTCTAAAGACATGGATGCCTATAAGCGGCTCAAACAGGACGGTTTGCAACCAGCCAAAATTGATGGGGCGAGGGAAATCGAGCAGAAAGCTACCCACCGCTCGCAGGTAGAGACTGGCATTCTGTAGTACAATTAGCGCATGGCTGTGTATCAGGGCAAGAACGTGGAGTTGGATTCTCCTCGTCGTATCCGTAAGGGTGAACCTGGTTATGGCCGTAAGAAGTCTGTCGTGTATGTGAAGGACGGTTCACGGGTTAAGAAAGTTATGTTTGGTGATCCGAACATGAAGATCAAGAAGCAAGATCCTGCCCGTAAAAAGTCGTTTGATGCACGCCACAACTGCGGTAGTCCGGGTCCTAAAACAAAGGCACGCTATTGGAGCTGCAAAGCATGGTAGCGAAAAAAGCGTTTTGGGATAAGCCAAGCCCTGTCAAAAAGTCAAAGGGTTTGTCTGATGTCCAGAAGAAAGCAGCGAAAGCCCGTGCTGCGAGAGCTGGCCGTCCGTATCCGAATCTAGTTGATAATGCTTGGGCATCAAGAAAGAAGAAGTGACATGGCACATTACGGTGGCGTTTACATGAAGAAGAAGGGCGGAAAGTCCGCTCAGTCAAACGGTCCTGGTTCCAAGTCGTTTGGTCCTGCCTTGTCTACGGCAGAATCAAAAGTGAAGAAGGGCAAGAAACGCTGATGCCGATGAAAAAGAAGAAGGCTCCTGCTGGCTACCATTACATGCCGAACGGGAAGTTGATGAAAGATTCGGCACATAAAGGTTCGGGTAAGAAGAAGAAGTGACTACAGCAGGTCAACTTATTGACCGTGTTGCTGGCGAACTGCTGGCAGGAACGGTAGAGGAACGCAACAAACTTGCGACAGGTGTTGACGCGTCCGCAACCACGTTGACGTTCACCTACCCGCTGTCAGGTTTGCGTGAAGGTTCCGTGTTTGAGATCGGTTCCGAACAGTTCTATGTGTGGACAACGAACTCGTCCGCTAAATCTGCTGTAGTGGAACGTGGCTTCAACGGCACCACCGCAGCATCCCATGACGCTAACGACATTACGACGGTGAACCCACGGTTCCCTCGTTCACGGGTGTTGCAACAGTTGAACGCTGACCTAGCAGATTTGTCGTCACCGTTGAACGGTCTGTTCCAAGTTAAAACTGTTGATATTGCTTACAATGGTAGCGACCGGATGGTGAACATTACTGGTGCGACCGACATCCAAAACCTGATTGATGTCCGATACCGTTACCTGTCTGACGACTACCCAATTATTCGTGATGTGCGTTTGCTGTCTGATATGCCAACCTCAGATTTTGCGTCAGGGTTCGCGTTAGCGTTCGATTCGTATGTCCGGTCAGGAACCATCCGTGTCGTGTACCGAGCACCGTACGGTTCGTTCAGCGCAGAGTCCGACACCGTTGCCGATGTTGGCGGTTCCGACTATCTGGATGATGTGCTGGCGTTAGGCACACAGATGCGTTTGATGGCTGGCCGTGAAGTGAAACGCAACTTCACTGAATCACAGGGCGATACCCGTCGAGCTGAAGAAGTGCCGTCTGGTGCTGTAGCGAACTCGATGCTGCAACTACAGCGTTTGCGTCGTGACCGTGTGATGGCTGAAGCTGCACGTTTGAACCGTCAGTATCCTTTGCGTATCCGAAAGTAGGCGGCGATGTCGCTGATTACTTACACCACGCCGTTCACGGGTGGCCCAGCGTTTTACACAGGTATTTCTGGTGCCTCTGATTTGGTGCCACACATTTTTCCGGTGGCGATTGATGGCCGTCCGTACATGCTGGACACTGCGTCTGGCCGGTATGCCCGCACGTTTGAGGCACGGTTGAGGGATTCGGTTGACCAGTCTGATATTCCTGGTGAGGCTGCGATTAACCCGCAGGGGTTGTGGAGGCGTGGTCAAACGTCTTGGCATTTCGGTTTCAATCAGAAGTATGGGGATTTGCCTGACAGTAATGTTGAACGGTTTGAGGCTTCGTTGGGTGTGGATGTTTGGACTGAGGGCGAACTCACGTTGTTGAACGATGTGAAGGTGTCGTTGTCTACGTCTGGCACGAATCTGTTTTTGGCTGTTGTTGGTGACGAGCTGTGGTGTACGGATGGCTCAAATGTGAAGTACACGACTGATCCGTATGCTACGTCACCTACTTGGACAACGATTTCTGGTACGGGCACGATCCGTGACATGGACTCAACCGGTTCAGATGCTTACATAACTGTTGCTGGTACAGGCAGCACGCAAGGGTTGCGTAAGATTGACGGGTCAACGCATTCTCTCAGCACGGTTTCGTACGGCCCAGAGTTCGGTGCGCTCAAGTATGTGAAGGGCCGACTGTTCGTTGCTAATAACGGGTCAAGCGAAATGTATGTTGACCCAACGTCACCGAATCCTTCGGCTTTCTACACTCATACCGACGCCAATTTACGTTGGGTTGATTTCGCTGCCGGTCAGAACGCGATCTATTGCGCTGGTCGTTCTGGCGAAAAGTCGTTGATTTACAAGGTGACGATCCAATCAGACGGCACCCTAGACACACCGGTCGTCGCCGCAGAACTTCCAGTCGGAGAACGCATCTACAGCCTGTCCGGCTACCTGGGCTACGTCCTCATCGGCACCAACGAAGGATTACGATACGCCACCGCAGACGCCGACGCCAACCTAGTCCTCGGACAAACCATCGCAGGAACAAACCCTATCCTGTGTGCCGACGGCTACCAACAATACGTTTGGATTGGAGTCACCGACTACACCGCAGATTTCACCGGCTTAGGCCGTATCGACCTGTCACATTATGTTGACGTGAACGTCCCTGCCTCAGCTCCCGACCTGATGTATGAAGGTCAGGGCGACGTGCAAAGTGTTGCCACGTTTGACTCGAAGCGGGTGTTCACGGTGTCGGGTGTTGGTGTTGTGGTTGAAGACACAGCGAACCTGATGGCTTCCGGTTACTGTGAGACTGGTACTTGGCGTTGGGGTATTCCTGATCCGAAGTTTTTGGCGTTCTTTGACCTTGAATATGAGGAGTTGAACGGCAGTATTGACGTGGATTACGCCTATAACGGCGGCAACTATCAACGGTTAGGTACAGCAAACGTGCAGGGCGGTACACTCACCACGCTGACCGGACCAGACACCCAATACCGTCAAGCCAAATTCAAAGTGACATTAAACCGTGACAGCGTTACACCGTCAGAGGGTCCCGTGTTGGTACGTTGGCAGGCTAGAGCTGTGCCTTCCCCGTCGCGTTCCGAGTTGTTCCAGGTGCCGGTGTTGTTGCATCAACGCATCAACCGTTTCAACCGGGAATACAACGTGGATGTTGAGTTTGAGTTGAACAAGCTGCGGGATCTTATTCATAATCCTCGTGTTATCCAGTACCAGACAGGCACGTCAGTCTACAAAACTATTGTTGAGAGTGTAGAATGGGTTCCTGTCGATCAACCTAACGACGACTATATTTTTGATGGGACTGCGACGGTGACGTTGCGGTCGCTTGTGGAGTAACTATGGCTAAGACACGCAGATCGTATACAGGGGCTTCGGTTTCTACGACGACCAGTTCAGCGATTGCTGCTTCTGGTACGACGACGTTCACGGTGTCTGCGGCTACGAATTGGCCGTATGGTGCTGATCCGTTTTATGTTGTGTTGTCGCCTGGTACTGCTTCTGAAGAGAAGGTGCTGGTTTCTCGAACAAACACGGGTGATACGACGTTAAACATTTCGTCTGATGCTGTTCGTGGTTTGGATGGTACTTCTGCGGTGTCGCATGATTCTGGTGCGACGGTGTACCCGGTGTTTACTGCTGTGGATGCTGATGAGGCGAACGAGTTGGCTTCGATGTGGGAAGCAAAGGGTGACATTGTTTCGCATGGTGCGTCTACGTTTGCTCGTTTGGCGGTTGGTTCTGATGACACGGTGTTGATTGCTGATGCTTCTGCGTCGTCTGGTTTGGCGTGGGGTCAGGTTGGTACTGCGAATCTTGCTACGGATGCGGTGACGAACGCAAAGATTGCTAATGGTGCTGTTAACGCAGCGGAGTTGGCTGCTAATGCGGTGACTGAAGCCAAGTTGGATTCTGCTGTTGTGAGCAAGTTGTTGCCTGCGGGTACGATTGCTGCGACTATTAAGTCGTCTGCTGATACTGGCTGGCTGTTGTTGGATGGTTCAACAGTTGCATCTGCTGAGACAACGTATCCTGCGTTGTGGGCTGTTGTTCCTGTGTCTTGGCAGTCTGGTTCTAGTCTTGTATTGCCGAATATGGCGAACAAGATGTTGTTTGGTCAGTCTACGACGACGTTGGGTGCGACTGGTGGTGCGAATAGTAAGACGATTGCTGAGGCGAATCTTCCTACGCACACGCACACGATTAATCACGGCCACGCTCACACAATTACAGCGGATCAAGCGGCGCACTCGCACACAATTTCAGTGACAGTCAATTCCAACACAACACTGTTTGTGTACAACACGGAAAATTACAACACCACTGATTACATCGCTACCGACACAAACATCGCTAGTTATTATTCTGCTTCTGATTTCGGTATGGCTGTCGCAAACGTTTCGTCACACAGCCACACCGCTTCTGGTTCTGCCACATCAACCGACCCAACAATCACCGTTTCCGGTGGGGTGACAAATCACAGCGGATCGTCAGGTAACGGTGGTTTCGCTAACAGCGCACTCGATGTCACCAACGCACACCTCGCAGTCAACTTCCAAATAAAGGCACACTAATGGCGAAACGTAGATACATCGGATACGACAAGGGCGCAAAACGCAAAATGCCCGGACTCGAAAAACTCGTAGACCTACTCGAAGCCGAATTCGGCTTATGGAATAACGGAAGCTGGTCTGCGAAACCGAGAAACAAAAGAGGGAAAAGCACCCCTAGTGTTCATAATACGGGCAGAGCCTGTGACCTTTCTTGGCGTGGCGCACCGTACAAGGGTTCCGGGAAATATGAGGATGCTGTCCGCATGATGGACTTCCTCGTAGAGAACGCTGACGTGTTGGACATTCAAGCCGTGTTTGACTATTACCCGAAACCGTGGGGTCGGGGCTGGAAATGTGACCGTGCCGCTTGGAAAAATTATCCAAAGAAGGCGTTCGCTGGTTCACCTGGCGGTGATTGGGTACATATAGAGGTCGGAACAAGGTATTGTCAGGATGCCGCTTATTACGAGCAGAAGATGGCTGAACTGTTGGGCAACAAGAAGCCTGCCCGTAAACCAGCTGCGAAGAAGAAGGCTGCTCCTGCGTATCCTGGTAAGTCGTTGCGTAAAGGCTCAAAGGGTGACGACGTGAAACTGGTACAAGAAAAGGTCGGTGCCACACCAGACGGCGACTTCGGCTCTAAAACAGAGAAGTCTGTGAAAGCATGGCAGGCTGACAACACCGCATGTTGCGGTCCAAGTGACGGGATCGTTGGTCCTAAAACTTGGGGTTGCATGTTTGGCTGACGGTGCGCCGTGGCCTTCTTACTTGCAGCCAGCTTGCTCTGGCTTCATTGTTTGTCGTCGCTGTGTTCGCTCCGTTGTCTGCGTTTGCGGACTCGGTGACAATCACTGAAGAAACGGACATCTTTTTCACTGTTGACGAGCAGAGTCTTGTCGTGATTTACGGCAACAGCAATCAGCCCTGTGAGTCTGCGACTGTTGACCCGTATCTGTGGCTGTATGACGGCAAAGACACGCTGATCGCATACGACGACGACGGCAACTTCAACGATCAAGACCAGTGTGTGTCAGCGAAACTGTATGTGACGTTGGACGCTGGTGATTACCGTCTGCGGGCAGGCTATTACCCTGAGCAGTTGGGGCTTGGAAATACCCCTGAGTGGGGTGACGGAACGTACGAGCTGTTGTCTGAGATAAACTTGTCTACAACTACTACATCTAGTACCACCACTACAACGACAAGCACGACGACCACTACATCTAGTACGACGACAACGACATGGCCTTCTACCACGACAACCACCACCTCGGTTCCTGCACCGGCACCGACAACTGTCCCTTCCTCTACGACGACAACCACCGCCGTCACCACCACCACGATCCCGCCGACTACTACGTTGTCACCGACGACAACATCATCATCGACAACAACGGTCGCGCCTACCTCGACGACTTCAACTATCCCGCCGACTACAAGTACGACAAGCACAACAGTCGCAGTAACCACAACTTCGACGACCACGACGACAACAGTTGCGCCCACGACGACTTCTTCGCCATCTACGACTACATCAAGCACGACGACGGTTGCATCCACCACCACACAGCCCACCACGACTGTCCCCACAACAGTTGCAAACCCGCCACCGCCACCAAATGACGCACCCGTGGCAGAGAAACAAGTTTTCGAGGAACAAGTAAATATCTATTCCACCCCCGGATATGATGACTATGTGCCTGCTGGTTCAACCGTTGATGTCGCTACTCGTCGCACAGTGACCGCCGCATCTGTCATAATAGGAAGTGTCCCGACCGTGATGTCCCGCAGGAGACTCAAATGAAACATCTGAGAACCCTGTTAGAAGCTCTCATAATGGCTGGAGGTCTGCTGCTGGTGATTATCACGTTGTCGGGGCAAACAAGAGACATCGCAATCGGCATATCTATTGCTTCCGTGATATTCTTTGTACTGTCAGAACTCGTACCTCCAGAGGATTAAACATGACCGCAGTAGTAGTAAAGCGACTTGTCGCAACGTTCGTAGCAGCCGGTGTACCTAACGTGTTGGCTGGTGCCATTGTTGATGTGGCTGTTTGGAAGTCTGCTGTGATGGCTGGTGCTATCGCCGCTCTTGGTGCGGTGCAGACGTTAGCTGCCGCTTACAAAGCGGATGGCGAGTTGACCGACGAAGATGTCGAGTCAGCGTTCAAAGGCTGATCTTCTGTGCCAACGTGGGCAGTAATCGTGTTGGCGGTTCTCGCCCCCGGTGGCGTTCTCACTGTTCTCATTGAGCGTATGCGTCGTGAAAACAACCGTGACCACAACCGTAACAGCGAGTTGTTGCAGCAGATTGATGGCAAGGTTGACAAAATTGATAATCGTTTAGATTCTCACATGGATTGGCACGCGCATCACGACTGACTTGGTGTACAATCTCTAGTCCCATGTCGCTAGATTCTCACACCATCCTTGACATCCGCTGGTTTTTGGCTAGAGTGGTTCCTCGTGGACCAGATGAAGCTTCTCGTTTGGTTCACCTGATGAGTCAACTCAACCAGGAGGAAACCAATGGCATTAGCGGACGACCTAAGGAACGCACCAACTAGCACTAACCTTTGTTGCGTTACTAGAGCAAGAAAACATTTCGAGGGCGAAGACCTAAAAATGTTGAACGAAGTAATTGAGATAATTGCGAAACGGCCAGCGGGTCAAAGGTATGGCGATGGGCCTTCTCAGGTTTGGCTTGCTAACACGTTGACCAACAACGGGTTTAAGGTTAGTCCTAAAACTTTAAGCACCCATTTCCGTGGGGAGTGTGCTTGTGGCTCTGTCTAAAGATTTGCAAGAGGGGCCACCTCCCGCCAAGAAAGAAGTGTTAGGCAAGATCGCCACGCTTCTTGACCGTAACGGGATTGATGTTGACGAGGTGGGTCGCATTACCCGTGTGTCGTTGTACCAGTCGTTGACAAAAAACGATGAGGGCGAAGCAGAAATCCATGACCTTGTTGGTGTGCAGTTGTCACCATCTTGGGAGGATGGTCCACAGTGGGACTTTGTGTCGCAGGCTGCGCCTGTCAAATGCTCTGTAAAGCCCGTCAAAGGGCTTCAGAAGCCCGAAGGATGGCAGACTGCTGTCATTGTGCCTGACGCACAGATCGGCTATTACAGGGACGCTGACGGCGAGCTGGTTCCCACGCACGATGAGGACGCAATCAGCCTATGTCTCTCAGCTATCCGTGATTTGAACCCTGAGGTGGTGGTGTGTGTCGGTGACATGCTTGACGCACCCGAGTTCGGCAAGTACCGGCTGTCACCAGCGTTCGCTCTCACCACGCAAGCATCTATTGATCGTGCCACAACGTTCGCTGCCGAACTACGAGCCTGTGCGCCTGACGCAAAAATAATTTGGATTGCAGGAAACCACGAAGAAAGGATCACCAATGCGGCTCTTGACAACCTCAAAGCAGCGTTCGGTCTTAAACGAGGTAACGATAGGGAGGGTCTTCCTGTTCTTAGCGTTCCTTTTTTATGCAGGTTTGACGACGCTGACATTAGTTATCTGGCTGGTTATCCGGCATCCTCTTATTGGATCAACCAGCGCATCAAAGTTATTCACGGGAACAAAGTCAGATCTAACGGTTCGACGGCACACGCCTACTTCAACGGTGACTCAAAGTCCTCGGTTCTCTACGGGCATATCCACCGCAGAGAATGGGCAGAAAAAACGAGGCAAGATTGGGATGGTGCCAAAACGATACTTGCGGCATCGCCTGGAACCCTTGCCCGCACGGACGGAGCGGTCCCTTCGACGCGCGGCGGGCTTGATCTTGACGGGCGACCGTTAACTGTTGTTGAGGATTGGCAGCAGGGTTACGGTGTTGTGACGTTCCAACCTGGTGACGGCAATTTCTTTTATGAGCAGGTCGCTATCCATGATGGGCAGGCATGGTTCCGTGGCAAGTTGTACACTGTGTAGATGGCACCACCAAAGGTAAAGAATCCGAAGAAGTCAGCGAAGTATTACAGGGAGAACCCTGAGGCTCGCCGTAAGAAAGCTGCGACCGATAAGAAAGTTAATGCCCGCCCTGAGCAACGCAAAAAACGTTCCGAGTTGTCTCAATGGCGACGTGAGCAGGGTATTGCCGGTAAAGGTGGGCCGGATGGTTCGCACACAAAAAGTGGACGGATTGTGAGAGAAAACCCGTCAACTAATCGGGCGCGTAACAGAGGCAAAAAGTAATGTTGTTGGCTTGCCGTGATTGCGGTGAGGTTTGGCCTTCGTCTTCGGGCCGTCGATGCCGTGAATGTGATAAACATGGTGAACCGTACGATGGCGAGGACGAATGAGCGAAGAAATTTATGATCCTTCAGACAACACTTGGGCGTTGGTTGTAGTCCAGTGGCGTGACACTTCTTCAGCACCAGACACTTGGGTTGATGTCGAATCGTATAAAGGTAAAGAAACTTTGGCATTGTCATCAGGATGGGTTTGGCCGAAATGTTTAGAAGGGCATCTAACTTTGTGCGGAACGGTAATGCCTGACCCCGAAAACCCTGAACTAACTTCTGATGTGACACACATCCCAATGGAAAACGTTGTATCAATTTACAGTTTAGTAATTCATCTGCCGGTGAACTGGCATCACGAAGACATAGCGTAATTGATTTTGTGACACCCTCCTGATATAACTGTTCGTGTTGTACACAACAGGAGGAAACCAATGCAACGAACCACTATCGCTAAACCTGAGCATGGCTCAATCGAATGGCTGAAACTTAGGCATCGTGACGAAACTGGCTGGCCGGTCGTGTCAGCTTCAGATGCGGCAGCCGTGCATGGCGAGCATCGTTTCAAAACAAAGTATGCGCTTGCAGCAGAAAAGTTGTTGCCTGAACCGCCGGTCACAGAGCAGAACCGTGCGATGGAACGAGGCACCCGCCTGGAGCCAGTCATCCTTGAATGGGTTGCGGACGAACTCGGTGAACAGATCGCCACACCCGAACTGATGTACACGATGTCATCGAACGGTGCGGTGATGGTCGCGACACTTGACGGCGTGATCGGTGACGAAACATCACCAGACAAAGTTGTTGAAATCAAAACATACGGCAAACATTTTGATGCAGACGCAGACCTTGAAGGCTACGGCCCTTTACCGGCGTACTGGTATTGGCAAGGTGTCCATCAAGCGACGTGTGCTGATGTGGAGGAAGTTGTGTGGGGTGTGTTTGATGCTTCTCTCGATTTGCATATCTATGTGCAGCATGTGTCGTCAGATGAGAAGGGTAAGCACGTTGAACGTGTCGCAGATTTCTGTCGTCATCTTGCTGTTGGTCTGATTCTTCCTGAATGGGAACATACCTATGAGGATCTGTCTCGTAATGCCCGTGTGAACGATAAAGCAGTAAACCTTGACCAGCATCAACAGTTGTTGGTGCAGTTGATGTCGGTGCAGGCAGAGAAGAAAGGACTTACCGAGCGAGAAGACGAGCTGAAAGCAGAACTTGCCACATTGTTGGACGGGGCAACAGCCGGAACTGTGGGGGGCGCAACAGCGGTAACTTGGAAACAGCAGTCACGTTCAGGGTTCGACCAGAAAAGATTTGCGTCAGAACATCCAGAGCTATATGATGAGTACAAGACCTCTAGCACGTTCCGAGTGTTGAGGTTTGTGAAAGGAAACCAATGAGTGAAGAAGCTAATGCTGACCGTCTGCGTCTCGTTTTAGACAAGTACGCTGTACCTGACCCAAAGATTGTGGGGCAGCTCCCGCGAGGCAACATCAAGTTGGACTATGTGGGTCACGCCGAGATCACCCGCATCCTGACAGAAGTTGACCCGCTGTGGGAATGGAAACCGTTGAAGATTGACGACGACGGTTTGCCTTCGTACCGTGTCGAGAACGGCATGGCACACATGGCTGGAGCGATGACGTTGCTCGGCCACACCAGGCTGGCTATCGGTAGCGCACCACACAACAAACAAGATTTGTTGAAAGAGTTAGTGTCCGACTTTATTCGCAACGGGGCGATGCGTTTCGGTATTGCACTGTCGTTGTGGTCCAAAGAAGAATGGGCTGACGATTCAGCACCTGCACCGAAAAAGAAAGCTCCAGCAAAAAAGCCACAGGCGATGCCAACTAAACCGATTGCAGATGACGAGAAAGCAGACGAGCAAACAATCAAAAACTTTCTGAACGCCTGCAAAGGAGCAGGACTTGACCACACCGAAGTTGCACGCCACGCAGACGTAGCAGACATCGACAACGCAACACTCGCAGACCTCGACCGGCTGCGTTCATCATTCAAGGAGCTAATAGCAAAATGAACCGTATCCAAATCAGCGGCAACGTAGGCCGTGAACCCGAACTTAAATACTCGCAGAACGCTATGGCAATCCTGAAGTTCAGTGTTGCCGACACAAGCGGTCGTGACGACAAAAAGAAAACGATCTGGCACTCAATCACAGCGTTCGGTGACCTTGCAGAACACGCAGCAGTGTCGCTCGCTAAAGGCACCCGTGTTGTTGTTGAAGGCAAACTGACCGAGGATACTTACACCAACAAAGAAGGTGTAGAAGTAACCCGGATGCAGGTGTTGGCTGACGATATTTCTTTATCTATCCGGTTCGGCGGCATTGAACGCATCGAAGCACCGGCGACAGAACCGCAGCTACCAGACGAAGAACCGTTCTAAACAAGAACCATAAAGGAAACCATGAACAAAATTTATATGCTCAACAAAAGATCCCGTGGTAACAGATCGCCATACATGACTGTTCTGCCGTTAAACATGGGGCGGGTACGCCAATCATACGCAGACATGCGTAAATCTGGGGTCAACCAGTTCAACGCACGACTCGTTGTGTACCGCCTGCTGTCAACAGGCCGCACATCTCGCAGCAGCACAGAGATCGAGAACGAAACACGCGACGAACGGCTACTGAAAGCCTTCTGACATGGCAAGACCCGTAAAAAAGGTAAACTGGTGGTGCCGCACATGCGGTCAAACGCTCACCACATATCGACCGTTGCTGTCAGCCCCAATGCACTCGTGCGGGGCAGGGAAGCGACGCAAAACGATGGAGGAAGTAGATGAGCCGCAACAAACAGAAAGGCACAGCCTTTGAGACACTCGTTGTCCGCTGGCTTGCCGAACACGGGTTCCCTCACGCCGAACGAAGAGCGTTAGCAGGAACCCATGACCTCGGAGACATCACCGGCACACCAGGGTTGGTGTGGGAATGTAAAAACCATAAAACGCTCTCGTTCTCGGAGTGGCTGGAAGAAGCTAGCGTGGAACGTGCTAATGCTTCTGCTGATTATGGCATCGTTGTAGCAAAACGTCGAGGAAAAGGTGACGCAGGCGACCAGTACGCCGTCATGCGACTCGAAGACCTCGCCCGTCTACTTAAAGAAGCCGGATACTGACCGGAGTCTGCCATGAAAATTATTTCTTGGGTAGTGTTCCTTGTCATATCCGTGCTTGGGTACAACGCAACTACTGAAGCCCCAACAGAGGTGGCTCCCCCTACCTCTACAATCGCTTCAGACCCCCCTAGATTGCGTTCTAAGGCGAGCAACACGACAACCACAACAACGATGGCTCCCACCACTACAACGACAACTGAGCCTGTCCCCGGAATTGACGCAGCTCGATACCCAGAACTGTGGGAAACAGCCATCGAAACAGGATGGCCGCCAGACCGTCTACCTGTCCTCGACCTCATCATCTTCCACGAAAGCCGAGGCGATTTGACAGCGGTAGGAACCGGAGCTTACGGTGTAACCCAAATCCAATGGTCAGCACACCACGAATGGCTGGCATCAGAACAGATAGCAACCGAACCAGAACAACTATTTGACCCGTACACAAACCTAGAAGCTGCACTTTGGTTAGCCGAATACGCCGAAACACATTACGGATGTTGGGCGCAACCCTGGTACATGAGCCTCGGAAACCCTTACAAACATTGCACATGACACAAAACAAAAAAGAACTCTTCCAACGCATGTTGATGACCGAACTACTACTTGAAGAAATGGAAGACCTCTACAACGAAGAATGTGCCGACCACAGGCACACCCGATCACTACTCAACGCCGTGTACGCCATCATAGAATCAGAACGCCCCCAATACTGGGCAAGCCTGCCTCTCGGCCTACAATCACGAGTCGCAGCAGCCCTCAAAATCATTGACGACGACGAAATCATTGACGAAACCACAGAACAATGACCGACCCAAACAACCAAGACATCTACCTGCTACCAAAAGCACCAACATTCAGCCCCCAAGAAACCCAATGGCGCAGCAAAGCAGCCTGCAAAGGACTCGACACCACAACATTCTTCCTAGAACGAGGCGCAACCAAACAACGAACAAACGAAGCACGAGCAATCTGCAAAACATGCCCCGTCATCAAAGACTGCCAAGAATACGCCCTACAATTCCCCCAACGACTACTCGCAGGCATCTGGGGAGGACTCACCGCCATAGAACGCCACAAAGAACGCCAACGTCGAGGATTCCAAGACTAATGAAACACGCATGGATGAAACGCGCCAACTGCAAAGGCACAAACCCAGACTGGTTTCATCCACCAGAAGGAAAAAGCTACCTCGGCAGACACGGCAAAGAACTCTGCCAAAACTGTGACGTACAACAACAATGCCTAGACTTTGCGTTATCTTTCCCCATCAACCAAGACCAATTCGGGATCTACGGTGGTTACACACCACGACAACGACGGCTGTTACGTCGCAAACTAAACCCCGCCAACAAAACACCAGGCCCCAAGAAACGAACAATCAGCGGACTTGAAGACACGGAGAAAAAATGACATTTGAAGAATGGCTCGAACACGGACAGCTCGAAGGATGGATCTCAGACCCACATTGCCAAACACATGATGGCACCAGAATGACCGAAGAAGAGGACGAACAATTCAACGACGGCGATGACCCTTGCATAATCGTCATCCGAGTTTGGTGAGCGTGGCGGTATTGAGCGTGGCGGTATTGAGCGTGGCGAACGCCCAAAAACAGAACATACGTTCGTCGAACATACGTTCGATTTCGCACTTTATCCACAGGATATCCACAGGCCGGCTGGCAGCTCGCGAATAATAGTTATGTAAAGTTGATTTCTTGTGGATAACTTGTGGATAACTAGCCGGTTTCGGCAGCTCCAACACTGGCCGCCACTATCGACGCGCGTTCACTATCTCGCACCACTATCACAACCGGCTGCGCGTCCTGGTGCTCGCGTCCTGGTGCTCGCGTCCTGGTCGAACCCCACACGCGCAAAAGCCGCGCCACCACCAAAGCAGCGACGCGGCCCTACGCCTTGACTAACGCAACCAGTACGCCAACAACAACGCCCCAACGATAGGCAGCACAACGGGCCACCCGGTCACAGACCACAACGACACCGGGCGAGGTTCAACAAGCACAACAAACGCGCCCGCCGTCATTGTTCGCACCTACGACAAACGAGCTCGCACACGCACTCCCACAACAGAAACACCATGCCGCACCCGGTACAGATGGCCCGATAGTTACCACCTAACCACGAATAGCCAAATTCTAAGCCGGTAGGGATCTCATGCCCATGTTCGGCGCAAAGCTCCTCACCGTGTTCTTGTACTGTCAATGTTTCACCCATGAGAGAACACCGCCAGACCGCCGCCACGAATCTCGCACACGTTCATGGTGTGCCGAATGTCGCGCCCTACGCTCTCCCAATCTATGCGTACCCAGTCCGGGAGAGAATCTTCACGCCACCCACCGGTTTCTTCCTCAAAATCTGCCCACGCATAGCCCAAATGAGTGTCGTCATTCTGATTACAAGTAAACACATAACAGTCAGACGGACCCCGGAAGATGTCGTGAGAGTCTTTCGGCGCGTACTGCCACCCGGCATTATCCCAATACGCCAACACCGCCGCCAATGGTGCCGAATATCTGCCGGATGCGTCCAATTCGTCAAGCTGCTGCCAACGTTCCACAATCTCAACAAATTCCGCCGGAGACATTTCGCCGAACCCATTGCCTAGTTCGTGATCCATCACCCACCATTCATCCGAGCCGCACACGCTACAACGGTCCGGTAGTTCCGCGATACCGTCACAATCTAACCACCAACCGCGCAACCGCCCGCCGTTGTAGCAACCTAAACAACCGACCCACGCGCGCGCGCCCGAGTCTATTTCTGTCACTGTCATAATTTCCCCTATCTAGTTGACCAACAGCACCACACTGCCGGAGTGCTGCCCGCAGGAATCGAACCCACCAAAGGCCACCAACAAGGCCGAACAGCTACCACACACGCCACTATCGACGCGCGTTCACTATCTATCCGTCACTATCACCCGCCCACGCAGCCGAACCACGCAACGCACGAACCCAACCCGGCGTGAAGCTAGGGAAGTCCCGCAACGCCGCACGACTACCGCAATCAACGAACGGAACAGACCGCAAAAAATGGTCACCAATTTCGCGCAAGCTGCCGCCAACCCCGCAAAAGTCCGCTAAATGTTGCAGAAATTCGTAGACGTCGCAATCTTCCTCTAAATAGACGCGCCCGGTATCCGGTTCAACATAGGAAAACGTAGAAATGGAATCAAGCGCACCGACGCGCGCCAGGTGTTCACCAGGTACAGATAGCCACGCGTGGCCGCCGTCCCCGTACCACTTCCAAGCCGCCGATATCTCACTATCGACGCGCGTACCACTATCACCGTTCACTATCTGCCCCCTCGCCCATAATCTGCCACAACACAACAACGGACACCGGCCACAACAACGCCACCGCCAACAACGCGACCAACGCCGCTACCCCATGAGAGGCCGAAACATTGAACGAATCGCGCACCATGCCAACAAGCTGCCACAGAATCGGCAACCCACAAAACGCCAACACAACCGCAGTAACGTTGCGCGCTATCTGATTAGCCCGAATCATGACGACACCGCCACACGTTCGACACTCTCAAAACGTTCCAGGTGACCCAACACGCCACCAGGGACCCGCACCGGCATAGCAATAGCAGACGCCGCAAAGAAATCCCCAACACAATCGAAACGGACCGGTTTCATATCGTCAACGCCACCGACAAACCGAATCGGAGAATCGACACCGCCGCCGGCCTTAGCCATAGCCGTAAACAAAGGCCCCACGAGCTCGCCGTTAAGAGCAGTAACCGGAAACCCGTCAAAGCTCTCAAGCGACGGAATCAGCTGCCGCCAGTTCGGAAAGTTTGCCGCCGGGTCATAACGCAACGTTTGCACAGTCTCACGGCCTTGCCTATCTTCAATCTCGACAGTGACCTGGCCGGGAACCTGGTCATATTGCCCAACGCCGGAACAGATAGCCACACGACCACCCGCCGGAAGTTTCACATCGCGCAACGGCAACACCAACGAATCGCAATAGCCCGAAACCTCGACAAGCCCCGCAACGTCCAACGGCAACGCCACAGTAAGCAGCCGGTAACTATCGGTAGCAGTCAACGACACCCCGTCAAAGTCACCCAACACCGGAGACCACAACGAACCACCCGCAGAAACATGCACACAGTCAATCGGCTGCCGATCCTTAGCAGTGACCGAAACCACCGCCCGCAACCAATCAACCGCCCGCCGATCAAACACAATCGAGAAGCTTTTATCTTCCATTTCATTCCCCTATCTAGGTTTACGCCGACCGCACCACACGACCGAACACCCACAACACTAGCACCAACACGCCACAAGTCAAGCCCCAATTTCACCAACACCTTGCGCACCAGGTGCAACACCCAAAAATCACTATCGCGCCGCGCGTCACTATCTACACATAGTCACTATCAAGGACCACTATCACCACCACCACCAGCAACACTGGCAAGGCGTGACCCTGGCAGCAGCCCGCCGAAGAGGTACCCTATCCCTGGCAGCCGGAGAGCTTTACACCCCCACCGGGGGGAAGTTATCCACAGAATCTATCACTATCAACCCGCCCATAATGCATGTTATGTAAAGTAGCCCCCTGCCTGTGGATAACCTGTGGACAACCCGGGGGTATGCCGAGGCCGCCCACCCCGTGTACAGTTATTATCTGTGTTTGAGATGTGTGGTTTTCTTGTTATCTTTGGTTGTGATGGTTGTTGACGGGGACGTGCCCGTGTTGGGGTTGATTTAGAGAGGTTTATGTCCCCCATCAGGGTGCCGCTGTTCCTGATTCCCGCTCGTTGTCGTGGAGCTTCACGTTTAGTGTTTTGTTTTCGCCGTCGCCGGTTCGTGCTTCTCTCGTCTTCCTGTCCGCAAAAAGTTCTTATGAGGTTGTTTGAGGGCATGAGAGATCGACCACGTTTCCGTGGGTTGCGTCCCGCCCTGTGCAACGAGGGTACGACCTGAGCGGCCTGCGTGGGCCGGTGGTTAGATTGTATCAGATTATTTTTTGCCTTTGGGTTTCTGTGAGCCGCGTTTTGGGTGGTGTCGTCCGCTTGCTTTGTACCGGCTGGCGGTTGGTGTGTCGGGTGGGCGTATTGGTTCGTTGTTTCGCATGGTGTGTCAGAATAGTTGTGGTTCGAGTGCTTCTGTTCCGATGTTTTTGGTGATGTTGTTTGCCCATTGGGTGGCCCATGTTCGGCAGTGTGAACATTTTTTTGCTCGGTGTTGGGTTCCGCAGAGGTTTCCTGGTGCAAGTCGTGCGGTGAGTGACCATGCGAGGCTGTCTGCTGATTGTAGGTAGTTGCCCATGATTGGGAGTCCGTCTTGTTTTACGCCGAATCCGTGCATTTTGAGTCCGTATTCCCAGAGTCGGTAGACGAGGTTGTGTACTGGTTTGAGGTTTGCCCGTCGGCAGAATGTTCCCATTCCTACTGTTGGGGCTTTTGTGAGGTCTATTCCTGCTTTGTCGTACATTTCGACGTGGCGTAGGTAGTCGTCGGGTTGCCAGCCTTGTAGGGCTGGGATGATTGGTAGTTGTGGTGAGAGTGTTTTGAGGTCTAGGTAGTTGTTGACTGTGAGTTGTTGGTGTTCGGTTATGGTTTTTCCTGTTTTTTGTAGGACGAAGGGTTCGCACATCCAGTCTTGTGGTGCTGCCCATTCAAGCGACCCGATTTCGTCGACATATCGTTGAACTTGAGCGATGTATTGGTGTGGTGTGGTGCGCCATTTGCCGTACATGTTGAGTTCGGTGAATCCTCCGCTGTCAAGCGACCATTGGGTGTTGGCTGGTTTAAGGTTTTTGTAGCGTTCTAGTCTGCGTCGTGAGATGAATAGGGGGTGTGGGGGTGTGTTGTCCCATAGCCAGTATGCGTCGTCAGTTCCGAGGTAAAAGATCATTGGTTACATTCCTTGCATTGGGTAGCGTGCCAGCGGCCTTTTTCGTCCATTGTGCTGATGTACCCGGTGGAGTCGCATGTTGAACATTCAGGTCGTGCTGGTTGGTCGTATTGGCGTGATGGTTCGCTGCTGGTTTCGTATTCGTTGTTGTAGCCACCGGAGTTCAGCCAAGAAGCGGGGTAGGGGATGTATTGGGGTTCTGTGTTGAGTGCGGTGTTTGGGGTGGCGAGTTGTTTGCGGGTTGCTTCGATGATGGTTTCTGGTTTTGTTTTTTTGGTGTGGGCTTTCCATGCTTTGCGTGCGTTCTCTTTGTTCAGTTTTTTGGGGTAGAGCTTCCACCATTGCTCGAACGCTTCACCGTCAGGTGAGCAAGAGTGTTTGGGTTTTTGGGTTCTATTGGGTTTGGGCGTACTGGTTGCGCCCCTGGTTGTCGTGGATTGCGCCTCTGGGTGCACAGATTGCGCCCCTGAGTGTGTTTCGTAGAAGATATCCACAGCCGGCATCAAAAATTTGTAGGTTGCCGGGTAGTGTTGGGTTGCTGGCCGTGTTTGTACGATGAAGAAGTCTTCGCAGAGCTGGTCGATGGCTTTTTGTACGGTTCTTCTGGTGGTTCGGGTTTTTGTTGCGAGTTTCGCCGTTGACATCCAGAACTGGTTGTGGTTTTGGTCGGATACGGTGTCTGCGATTGCGAGATGTATGGCGAATGTTGCTCCGTTGTATGGGGAGTGCCGGTAAACGTAGCCGACTGCTTCTGCGCTCATCTGTTTCTCACACCCGTGTATTCTGTAGCCTTAACTTTTTCTACTTTGAAACAGAATCTCCACACCGATTTCAAATCTTGTCTTTCTATCAATGTCACTTTCCGCCAGTGGCACAGACCCCATAACGCCATGCGCTCTACAATTTCTTGTTCAGTCGGGTTGTGTTCCCCGTAGTAGCTAATTAGGTGCGCTCTGGTTATCCCATTCAAAATGTTGACGTAAGGTTTTGGCATCGTGACGAAAAGATGTCCGTTGTCGATCAGTAAATAAATATCTGGGAAAAATCTGTTTGGGAACCCGTAGGGGTCTATGTCGATGACATCGAACGTTTGTTTTTGAGAAATCAGTTCGTGAAAATAAACGAAGCTGTCTTTTCTGACGCATGTAATTTCAGGGTTGTGTTCTGTTTCGGCTACGAGCTGCTTATAGATTTTCCCAACTTTTTCGTTAGCTATAACAGTTCCGTATTCTGCAAAATTTTTAGTGCAGTTACCTGTTCCTGCAAAAAGTTCTAACGTGCGTAGCCCACTGCTGCCGTTTAACGCTGAGCGAATCATCGCAGATTTTTCGTGTGGGTGTCTGGTGTCGTCACTTCCAGAACTTTGTCTCGCTCGAACTATTTCATGCCTGATCGCACGGTAAGACTTTGTTGCCCCGCCGTCGCTCATATCTCTTCGCCTTCGATCAAACGCAAAATTGTTTGAATATCGTCTTCTTGTTCTTCGCAGAATGCGTCGTGTTCGTACTGATATTCGATGCGCTCATCTGTTTCTGAAAGATCGAAGGTCCTTTGACAGTGTTTACAAATAACGGTTTTCATTATCCCTCCTGGATTGCCACCACAGGCAATAGTTGGACTATATCACCGTTTGCGTGATATGCTGTGTTCATCCGGTTGCATCCCCTTCCGGTAGACGGTTCACCTCCGTCGAAACACCACAATAGGTCGAGCCGGTCCGAAGATTTGGTTTGCTGGTTTCCTTACCTTCGGACTGGCTCCCTGTATACTGTTGCTCTGATGGCTGGCACAACAAACAGCGGCAGACGTGATGTCCCTGCCGAAGACAAAATTCGTTTCTGGGAAGCACGCGCAGCAGGCATCTCCATCAAAGAAGCTTGCAAAATAGCGGGCATCCATTACAACACCGGCCAAAAATGGGATGCAAAGAAACGCAAAATTGCTGCCGAACAACAAGCAGCCGACTTTGCTGTCAAAAAAGCTGGCGCACAATCCGGTCGTGAACGCGCACAACTACGTCAAAGCTTGGACGAAGCTACAGACCTGCCACCCGTTATCCCGTATGAGCGTCTATCGGAACGAGCAAAACGAGGCTGGGACGACTTTGACTACTTCCGGCGTGTCTATCTAGGTCGAGTCCCGTCACCGTGGCAGGTAGACGCAGCATACAAAATTGTTCAACACCTAGAATCCGAAGAAAAAGAATTTCTGGTACTCAACTGTCCACCAGGTGCCGGAAAATCCACCCTTTTTCACGACGTAGCAGTCTGGTGTATCGTAAGAAATCGTGCGATCCGAGTCCTTATCGGCTCGATCTCGCAAACACTAGCGAAACAATACTCCCGTCGTATCCGTGAAACCCTTGAACGACCCACCCGCCTAATTGCTGACCCTGAAATGGTCAAAAAAGGGTTAACCATTGACGCTGAAGGCTGTTTGGCACAAGATTATGGCCGGTTCAAACCGTTGGCTTCCGGTTCGTTGTGGCGTGCAGAAGAATTCGTGGTGGAACAGTTCATTCCTGGCGGGCTAGACAACAAAGAACCCACCGTTTCTGCGTACGGTATCGACTCAGAGTTCATCGGTCACCGTGCCGACCTGTGTTTGTTTGACGATGTGGCTTCACCGGAGAACGCTAAAGAATCTGTTGCCCGCGACCGGCTGCTGGAACGCTGGGACTCGATGGCTGAGGCACGTTGCGACCCTGGCGGGCTGGTGAATGTGATCGGTCAGAGGCTAGGTCCAGGCGACTTGTACAAACATTGTTTAGACAAAGTGACCTATGACGACATTGAAGAGGATGACGGCGAAGACGCAACTGTTGAAGACGCGTTGGCCGATCCGGTGCGTGTACCCAAATACCATCATCTTGTTTACAAAGCGTATTACGAAGAGTTGGACACCGGTAAACAGTCCCGCCGTAAGGATGCACCGGCATGGCCGGAAGGACCGTTGCTAGATCCGGTACGTTTACCGTGGAAAGACCTGTCGTTCATCCGATACAACCAGCCACAAAAGTTCCGTGTCGTCTACCAACAGGAAGACATTGATTTGGATTATCAGCTTGTGGAACGCCCACAGTTGATCGGCGGCATCGCATCAGACGGCGTGGAATATCCGGGTTGTATTGACCGTGACCGTTTCCCAGGAAACATTACTCGTGGGTTGAAACCGCCGTGGGTGTCAATCATTTCGGTTGACCCTTCGCCAGCAAACTTTTGGGGGGTTATTTGGACTATCTATCAGCCCGATCTCGGTTTGTATCACGTTGTCGATATCGAACGCACCAAACTTACAGCAGAAGACCTGCTCGGTTACGATATGTCCACTGGCCGATATACCGGAATTCTTGACGACTGGTGTGATCGTGCCGAGGACATGGGGTATCCGGTGTCACATATCGTTGTTGAGATTAACGCAGCGCAACGGTTTTTATTGGCACACGATTTTGTGCGACGTTGGCAGGCGTTACGTCAGGTGCTAATCATCCCGCATACCACGTCACGCAATAAGCTCGATGAGAACTTTGGTTTGGAAGCGTTGATTCCTCCGGTTGTCAGGTCGGGTTCGTTGCGGTTGCCTCGCATGTCGGAGAACTGGAAAACGTTGGCGTTGGTGCAAGAGTTGGAAACTTGGACTCGTGATAAGAAGAAGGGGACTGACTTGGCGATGGCGTTGTGGTTTATGTTGTTGCACGCCCCGAAGTTGACGGAACCTAAACGTCCACCTCGCATGTGGCGACCATCTTTTTTGGTTGACGCATAATGCCTTGCGAAAATTGTGGAAAAGAATTTGATCCTGTAGCGACCCGTTGGCGATGCCCACACTGCGGATTGAAGCATCACTGCTGTGGATAATGGTATCCTTAGCGTAAGACTGTCAACTGTTTTGGAGTGCGCGTGAGGACTATCGAAGAAATTGTAGCGATGTACAATCATCGCCGCCGAATACTAGGTCCAGTTCACGACCAGATGCTGAAGGTGCGTGAACTTGCTAAAGGCGACGTGATCGTTCCGTTGAACGAACTAGACAAGAACGCTAAAGCATCTGTCGCCAACCTGCTGTCTGTTGGCCTTGACCAAATGTCAATGCGTGTCGCATCCACAATGCCACACCCGTACTTCCCTCCAATGAAGGAAGGTTCGGAACGTTCTAAAGATTTAGCTTCGCTGCGCCACAAAGCAATGTTGGCGATGTGGGATCAGAACCGGATGAACATGAAGCTCCGGCGACGCGCCCGACATCTGCTCGGCTACTCAATGTCACCTGTCGTGGTGAAACCATGTTTCCGTACGAACGCACCTAAATGGCATTTGCGTAACCCGCTTGACACCTATCCGGCACCGTGCGAAGACCCGGACAACCCTGTCCCAGAGAACGTGATTTTCACCTACCGCAAACCGTACTCGTGGCTTATCCAAATGTACGGTCCACAGGTTGATGGCCGTCTGCGTGTTGGCCGACCAGAACCAGACACACAGTTCACGTTGCTTGAATACGTTGACGACAACGAAATCGTTGTTGGTGTTCTCGGCGCAGAGGATGATCCGTCGCTGAACTACATGGAACGTGCCGGGATGGAAGTGCTTGAACTGGAGCGCATCATCAACCGTGCCGACTGCCCGCTGGTTATTATCCCGCAACGCATCACACTTGACACACCACGAGGCCAGTTTGATGACATGCTCGGAATGTTCTACACCCGTGCGCGTCTGCAAGCATTAACAGAAATCGCTATTGAGCGAGGCATTTTCCCAGACGAATATCTGGTTGCCCGCCCCGGTGAGAACCCTGAAATTATTGCGTTGGCTGACGGCAAACGTGGCGAGCTGGGCATCATCAAAGGTGGCGACCTACAGATCCAGCAGGTCAACCCCGGCTACAAAACTGATACGGCTCTTGACCGCATTGAACGGCAGGAACGTTTGGAAGGTGCAATCCCCGCAGAGTTCGGTGGCGAATCCGGCACAAACATTCGTACTGGTCGCCGTGGCGAAAACGTGCTGTCCGCAGTTGTGGACTATCGGGTACAGGAAGCGCAAGACCTGTTTGCATCCTCGCTGTTGGAAGAAGACAAGGTTGCTATCGCAATTGAGAAAGCCTATTTCGGTTCGCAACCCAAATCGTTCTTTATGCCGGGACGCGCACAGTCCGGAAAAGTTGATTACACCCCGAACAAAATTTGGGAAACCGACTTCCACTACGTTTCATATTCGGCATCTGGTTCCGATGTAAACAACCTGATTGTTGGCCTCGGACAACGCATGGGTACTGGCATGATGTCAAAAGAATCTGCCCGTGAAGCCGACCCGATGATTAGCGACCCAGAACTAGAGCGCGACCGCATCACCGCCGAAGGCATCGAGGCTGCGCTGCTCGCATCCATCCAGCAGCAAGCCGCCAACCCTGAAGGCCCATATCAACCTGCTGACCTAGCATCGCTTACCAAAAAAGTGATGTTGGAGAAAAAGTCGTTGTTCGACGCTGTTAAAGAAGTTGATGAGGAAGCCCGCGAACGTCAAGCACAGGAAGTTCCGGCTGGCGCACCTGAAGGTATGCCTGGTTTGGCTATGCCGGGTATGGGTGCTGAGGCACCGATGGCTCCACCGCCAGGACCGCAAGGTGGCGGCGGTATTGAAGCTCTACTTGCACAGCTCGGAGGCTGACAATGGCAGGAGAAGCCAAATTCACTGGTCAAACCTATGGGGAAGCAACCCAGCAGGCACAATCTCAACAAGCTGTTCCTACTGGCGCACCCCCTACTGAAACCCAAGCACAACAGATGGCTCCACGCCCGGTGCCAGGACAACAATCTTTTGTTCGCCCTAGTGAACGCCCGCAAGAACCTATCACTGCTGGCGCACCTTTCGGAGCTGGCCCTGGACCAGTTGAGGCAGGTATGCGGCCACGTTACATTACGTCTTCTCGCACAGTTGAACAGTTGGAAGCGTTGTATCAGGCTTATCCTCGTGACGGAATTTTGATGTTGTTGCAGAAGGCTCGCGCTATGGATGAAATGAGGCGGTTGCGTGGGGGTCAATGATCTTTCTATCGACGACGAAGAAAACCTGTATCGGGAGTTACAAAGTTGGTCCAACCGTCGCTACGTTGACGAACGTAATGCCGGTTTAGAGTTCGCAAAAAACGTTGATTTTCTGAGTCGCACCGCAGGGTACGGTGACCCTGATCTGATTTTGTCTGCCGCTGAAGGAATCCGTGATGGCACACTCGATCAGCAATCTGCGTTACAGATGATTGATTCTGCTACCGAAGTTGAATATCAGACGAAAGCGCAGGAAACTGAAGATAAAGGTCCGTGGCCGGAATGGTTGAAAACGGCTTCACGTTGGACGTTCGCAGGTTTAGAACTGGTGCCGCAGTTGGTGACGAACTTTGGTACACGGGCGTTCACTGGTTTAGGTGGCCCCGGTGGTCCTGGCCCCGGCCAGACTCGCGACCCGTCTGAATGGTATACACCTCCGACAACAGAATCTTGGACTGATGGCTGGTTTGCGTCAACCGATTTCGGTGCGATGTTGTCGGGTGAGGAAACGGGTAACGGTTTCTGGATTGGTGAGAAAGCGTTAGAACGCCAGCAACAGGCGGTGAAAGCGTACCGTGGAATGTATGACGGTGAAGCGTTGACGTTTGGTAAGGGTTCTGCCGGAATTTTTTTTGAGCCTGGTTCTAAGCCGTACAACTATATGTCAGGCATTATTGATGCTGCTGCTGCTATTGCTGTGCCGTCGCTCCCTGGAGCAAAAGTTGCAAGCAAAGGTGCCACCGCTGCCGCCGATGTTGCCGGTATGCGGAAACTTTCTGGTTTAACAAACTTTGCGTCACCGTTTGTCAACACCGCTAAAGCAAACAGTTGGCTAAACACTCGTTCCGGCACTGCTGTTGTGGAACGTCTTGCACGGGTACGCACAGTTGAAGAAGCGATGGACATTCTTCCTAAAGCCGACAATTCGCTGTGGGACGACATTCTGAACAACAATTTTATTGAAGGCACCACCGATTTTCGGCCAGACAACGACCGCATTAACGGGATGCGTCGCTTGTTGTCAAACAATTTGGATGAAGCGTCGTCAACTGTTGACGAACTAGGGCAAATTAGACAGTACGAAGGCGGTTTAGGTGTTCGTCGTGGTTTGACCGATGTGCGAGATATTCGTGTCGGCGCAGCATCAGATGTTCGCCGTGGAATCGCAGAAAAATTCCGTTACGAACGACTCGGGGCAACTGTTCCTGGCCGTGAACTGATTATTGATATCGACAATTTTGATAACCCGAATGTTGCTGGCCGGCTGTTGACACAAACAGTTAAGAACGCCCGTGATTACATGAAACTGGTGAAAGTTGCACCGGAGCAACGTGACGCTGTGCTGCGTCAACTTTCGAGGGGGTTGTCTTCTGGTAATCGTGAACTAAGCAAGCAGGCGATTGACCAGTTGACGGACACTGTTATTGACGCGATGGCTACAAGGCAGGGTGTGTTTCGCAAACAGGACAAAGAGTTCCTGCAAAAAATGTTTGCCCGTTACAACGAAGACATGGACGGTTTCAAAGAGTCCGGTTTGTTTGGTGACGTGATTGATGGCCCTGGCGGTCCTGGCGTTAAAACGTATGACGATTTGACTGCGGTGATTAACGGCCAAGAAGTTTCTGGTTTAGCGATGAAAGGCGATACAGCCGAGCTGTATTCTGAGGCGAAGAAGTTTGCCACTCATTTTCCTGATCCTCGAAATGTGCGTCGAGCGTCGTCAAGGTATGCGGTTATTTTTGCTAAGGCAGCCGAAATGCCTGAAGTTTATGGAGATGCTCAGGGTTGGGTTACGGCAACAGATTTCATTGTAAGTAAACTGTTTAAAGCAACCAGCCTGATAACAGGCGGTTACATGACTCGAAACATGATTGAGTCAGGGATGCGTCAACTTGTTGCACCCGGAGTCAAATCTGGTCCAGCGCATCCAATTGAGTGGGTTCGTGCTATGTCACGCCGCACCTTCAAAGGCACGATTGATGGCGAAGAGTACGCCCCGTACGCAGCTCGTATTGCTGGCGACAGTATGGCCGAGTTCGATGAGGCTACTGGTGTTGCAGCGTTGCAGGCCGGTCTTGACCCGATTGAAGCGGAGAAGTGGAGTTACCGTAACGGCCAGTATTCGTTGGCTTCGCGTGGTGTAAACAACCAGGACTATGTGCGTGGTGTTGCTACCGAGATTCGTTTGTTGGCTGGCGATCAGGTTGCTCGTTGGGCTGCGGCAGGTTTAGATGTTGACGAAATTGTTGACTTGTTGAAAACTACACCGGAAGGTCAACGCTATTTGGCACGTTTAAATGAACGTTGGCGTGGCCGTCAACTTACCGATGCACAAGGCAACTCGTTTCGTGGTGACGTGGTGTTCAGCAGAACTGATGTCAACGGGCAAATAGAGTTCTTTGACCAGAACCTACGCAAGTTTGTTTCCGGTGTTGCTGACCGTGTGGAACGCAAAACTGGCGGGTACACACAGTTAAAGAAAATCATCGAGAACGCCGAGATTGACGGAGAGTTCGTCAACACTGCCGGTGCAACTGTAAAAGCGTTTGCTGGCGGTTCCCCCGGTCGTCGTGCGCTCAACGAGTTTGAACGGTTCGATTACACAGAAGAATTTTTTGACGAAATCGCATATTTGATGGGGCAGGCAAACACTACGTTGCCACAAAACGTTAAATATACGAAACCGTTACGGTTGGAGGCAGGGGCGAAAGGCGCAAACGTTGCTGACCGTACGGTACGGCACTTCTTCAGTCATGTGTTCGGCAAGAAAGAAGGGTTCCTTAACCGTTCACCCGTTCACCGCCAGTATTACTACGCCAAACTTGAAGATTTGGTTGATGCCGACCAGTTGAGTCGTGAAGCGTTCCAAACTGCTTACGACAACATTTTGGAAGCCAGCGTCAAACAAGCCGAAGACAAAGTTCGTTTGTTGAAATCATCGCTGAAAGAACCTGACAAGTACACCGGCAAATACGAGTGGAACGGCGCGATGGTCAGGAAACCAGAAATGGAGGCACGTTTGAGGCGTGCCGAACGTCAACTGTCTGACGCACAGAAACGTGTGCAACGTGGAGCGCAGGGCGAAGCTGTCATTGTTGACCCTAAAAAGTTTGATGCGTGGGCTTCACGATATGTTGGTTCTGAACGGATGTGGAACAAAATTAAGCAAGGCCGAGTGTCTGCATCCGTTGAAGGCATCACCGCCGAACAAGCATCGTTTGTAGCGAAAGCGTTCGCACTTGACCAAACACAAAAAGTGTTCTTCAATGCCGCTGAACGTTCAAACTTCACTGACATTATGCGTATCGCTGTTCCGTTCGGTGCCGCATGGAAAGAAGCACAAACTTTCAACTTGAAACAGATTGCGTTGAACCCGAACAGGTTGCGTAAAGTGCAACGACCTATCCGTGTAGCACAAGACGCTGACCCAGATAACGACGGCAAAGGCTTCTTCTACGAAGATCCGGTAACAGGCAACATGACGTTCAACGTGCCGTTCGGTGAAACAGCATTGTTGTTTGCGTCAACTATGGCTGGTGGCACGTTACTGCAAACAGCAACCCGTGGACGTGGCGGCGTGTTTGCGGTGGGTGCGCTCGGCGGTTTAGGTGCAGGCGCAGGAATCCAGCAGCGAGTTGGACAAGACTTGGGTGATGTCGGTGTTGATTTTACTGCACCTGTCCAGTCGTTGTCACAAACGTTACAAGTGTTCCCCGGTTTTGGTCCAGCAGTCCAATATCCTGCCGGAGCATTGTTGCGTGACAAACCACAGTTCAAAGATGTGTTGGCGATGGTCGCACCGTTCGGCGGCTACGAAAACCCGTTAGACATTGTGACACCGGCTTGGGCAGAAAAATTTACGCAAGCCATATTTGCTGACCCTAAAACAGATCGCTGGTTTGCGGAACTGTACATTGATGCCGGTCGAGCATTGATGGCTACCGGCGAATACGATCAAACCAACCCGCAGGACATGGAACGGCTTATGGAAAAAGCGTCTGGTGCGGCGAAAGGTTTGTTGTTGTTGCGTTCCCTCGGACAGTTCACTGGCCCTTACCGTCCGGAACCAGAGTTGACAATCCCGACAGATTATGAAGGCACGGTCACTGTTGGCGACATGGAAATTTTGGTTGAGAACAACGTTCGTACATCTGTGCTTGCAGCGACGTGGCGGCAAATGCAGGAAGATGATTACGATAACGCTACCGAAAACTTTATGCGGGCGTTCGGCCCCGATGTTCTCTGGTTTTTGCCAGGTTTAACTGAAACAGAAGTTAAAGGTTTGGCGGCGACCGATGTGTTCGGTGAATGGGAATACGAGAACCGTGACGTAACAGAACAATACCCGGAGGTGTACGGATATTTTGCTCCTGAAGGCGGCGAGTTTGATTTCCAAACATATTTGCGTCAGTTGCGTACCGGGGAACGCACACGCCGTTCAAGCATCCCGGAACTGAAAGCGGAAGCTGAAGCGATCGTTGGTCGAGCGTTGTATATGGACGCTATCCGTATGGCCGAACCAGTTATTGATGATGGCGAACGAGAATTTTTGCGACGCTACCGTGAAGATTTGAAAAAACAGTATCCGGGTTACGGCACGCTATCTATCGACATCAACGAGCAGCCCGGAATCATGTTACAACTAGAACAGATGGCTAACGATGAACGGATGACAGGCAACCCGACAGCAGAAGCGTTGCGGGTGTACTTCAACCAACGCAACATAGCAGAACAAGCATCAATTAACCGTGACGGTTTCAGTTCAGAACCGCTGTCTCGTTCAACTGCTGCCGATATGAGACAATATCTTCGGAGCATAGCGAACGATCTGATGGTGCGTTATCCGGAGTTCGGACGTGTGTATTCGCGAGTATTGTTCGATGAGATCGACGAAAGATAAACAACATGGCTAACCAATTTGAACCGATCTACGATTTCACCGGCCAAAACATTATTGGCTATACCGATGTAACTACCGGCCAACAAACATTGTTTGGGGCTACAGGCCAGCAATACACGCAAGAACCGGAGTATTATCCTCCGCCGCGCCCTGCCAAAGATCCAATGTTTGCGCCAGAAGACTGGTCGCCATCCTACAGTCCCGCCAGAGAAGCAATTTACGACAGCTATTTGTATGGCGGTCCAGGAATTGTTGACACTGCGACCGGCAACATAAAACTTTTTGACCAGCAAGGCAACCCACGGTTCTACCGTTACGAGGACGCTACAGACGAGTTTTACTCAATGCCTGCTGCCCGTCGTGACGCAATCATGGACTATTTAGACGGTCAAGGGTTTGATGTTGGCGACACGGTGTCTGCTATTAGTTCAATGTGGAAAGTTATGCAGCTTGCCAACAACCGTGGCATTGACTATGAGCAGACAATGATGGAGTTAAGCAAGTATGGGGCGAAGAAAACTCCAGTTGCTCCTGTGTATCGGGTTACTGCCGCAGCAGATTTGCGTGCGGTTGCTAACGAAGTTGCAAAACAAACGATGGGTCGCGAGTTAACTGAGGATGAGGCGGCACGGTTTGTTACTGAACGTCAACAGGCTGAGGTTTCGTATCAGCAGGGTGGTGCAGGGATGATTGAGCAGTTACCTAATGTTTCTGTTGCTGCCGAAGGGTTTGCTCAAAGTGCTGCACCTACCGAAACAGCTGCGTACACCTATTTAGGTAAGGTCAACAAGTTGATGGGAATGTTAGGAGCAGTCTGATGGCAGATTACGACATCAATATCTGGGGTCGTTGGCAAGCGTCTGACCACCCAGATTTTTATAACTTTTTGCGTTCCATTCTTCGACCGAAGTATTTGCTGTACTTTGATGGGGGAAGCCCAGAAAACATTGGGACACGTCAAGCAGCGTTCCTAAGTCAACTGCGTAACGACATTCTCAACAGTGATTTGTCTTCAACTGGCATTTTGAAGAGCGTTGCTAAACCAGCACCTAACATGAATTTTGCTGAAACGGTGGCGATGCTTGATTCGTTCCGCATGAGAGATGTGACAGCGTTTTCTCGTTCCGAGTTGATTGGCGACGAGTTGATGAATAATGCGAGAGCGTATTTGGATGACAAGTATGTTGCGTATCTTGACGGCGGCGGCACGATGGGGCTGTCTGGAAACGAGCGTGAACGCTTAGATAATTTTATTGCAAATCCTAACGATCCTAGAAATGTTCTTGCGTTGTCTGGGATGGGTGACAAAACCGAATCGAAAACGGTTCAAAACGGTTTGTGGGATTTGTTTACGTCAAAATGGGATTCTCAGATTGGTGCGCCGCAGGGCATTATTATTTCTCCGCAGGTAAGCACTCCGACGACAACAACTCCCCCTGCAACAACTACCACGACCACTCCAACTCAACCGACTGCAACTTATGTTGATCCTGGAGATACAAAACAAGGCTATTCCAGAAGTTTTTTGACTCCTTCCGAGTTAACAAAACTTGAAAAGGTTTTGTCTTCGGTTGCTTTTGAATATCTGACAACTGGTCGTTATCCAAGAATCGCTAAAGTGGGCGAACCGTTTTTGAGTGCGGGAGATCGGCAAAAGCTGGACAAATTTGCTGCCGACCCAACTTCAGTGGATATGCACTCTCTTGACAAATTTTTTAACGAAAATTTTACAGCACCAAGAAATGTAAACGAAAATCAGGTTTTTAGACAAGTTCAAGACATTGTTGAGAATCGTCAAGATTTAGCGGAACAATCTGCTGAAAGTATGGAGGCAGCTCGTCAACCGATCAGCACTCGTCAACCCAACGTTCCGTTGCCTTCCGGTCAGGTTTATTCTTGGGATTCAACAAGAAAATTGTGGAAGGTTGTTGGTTCGCCTGGTTCTGGCAAGCCGCAGCAACTTATCCGTTATGTGAATCAGTTGGGTGAAACTGTTGATTCTAATGGGAATCTTATTGAGCAGGGTGGTCCGGGTGCCGGTTTTGGTCCTGAGCGTGGGGAGTCTTCACCTTCAACGACCGCTCCCCCTGCTGCACCTACGACAACTGCTGCACCTACGACAACTGCTGCACCTACGACAACTGCTGCACCTACGACACAACCCGCTGTAACACGCACACAGCGTCCTTCGTACCCGACAACTATTGACGAAGCGGCATTTGCTGGGGCGGAGTTTGGTGTTGGAGGTGCTGCTGCTGGCAGAGGTTCCACTGGAACTGTGCAAGGTGGTTACGGTCGCGAAGCGGCACTTGCTGGGGCGGAGTTTGATGTTGGAGGTGCTGCTGCTGGGCGCGGATACATGGGTGCCGTGCAAAGTAGCACCGCGGCCGATGCTGCTGCTGCTCAAAACGCCGCTGATATTGATGCCGCTACTGCCGCCGCTACAAGTAGTGGCGGTGGTGTCGGCGGTGGTGTCGGCGGTGGTGTCGGCGGTGGTGTCGGCGCAGTAGCAGAAGACACCGCAATCCCTGTCGATTGGGAAACCGCAGCCGCAGAAATGTACCCCGAATACTACGCAATTGTTAAAAGCGTCCCAGAAATCGCTGCGCTACTCAAAAAATCTATTGGCCCGCCAGCATGGTCAGACGAAAAACTTGAAGCCGAGCTGCGTAAAACAAACTGGTGGAAAACAACTGTCGCGTCGGCACGCGAATGGGATCTGGCAAGCGGTCTTGACCCGGCCACCTATCAAGGCCGTGTAGACGAACAAGCAGCAATAATCAATCAGGAAGCACTCAATAAAGGTGTCCGTCTGTCTGATGAACGTTTACAAAAGTTGGCGTTGGATTCGTTGAGGCTTGGTTGGAGCGGCCAAACAATCATTAATGCGATTGGTATGGCAGCAGCCGAAGGCGGTACTGCTGGAGCGACACAGTTGCGTGAAGGATATTACGGGCAAAGTGTTCGTGAAATTTCACAACAGTACGGTGTTTCTCTTGCAGATCAGACGTTCAATCAGTTTGTTGAAAAGATTGCTGTTGGGGAGGAAACGTTGGATTCGTTCCAAGATTATGCGTTGTCTATCGCCAAATCGTTGTATCCGTCGCTTACGGAACAGTTTGATGCGGGTCGCACATTTGACCAAGCAACAAGTAACTACAAGCAGATTGCTGCAAACATTTTGGAACGCGACCCCAACTCGATCAACATGACTGACCCGACGTGGGTGCAGGCGGTCACATATCAGCCTGATCCCAAAACGGGTGAGCAGCGTATGATGAATATGGCTGAGTGGGGTGATTATCTTCGTAAGAATGAGGCGTTGGGTTACCAGTATACGACTGAGGCTAGGTCTAGGGCGTATGAGGTTGCTGACAAGTTGGCGAATATGTTTGGGAGAGTCTAATGAGCATGATAGAAACCGATCAGCAATCGGCGTACGACATTATTGGTGAAACGCTGTCAGCGTACGGTTTAGAATCGTTAACAGAGTTTGTCCGTGGCATGGTGTTTGATGAGGACATTCTGGATCAAAACATTCTTGTAGGTAAAATCCGTGAAACAAACGAATACAAAGAACGTTTCAAAGGCAACGCTGCACGACGGGCGGCAGGACTAAACGCCCTGTCAGAAGGCGAATACCTCGCGTTAGAAAACCAGTACCGCTCCCTGTTCCGCAACAGCGGCCTGCCCAGAGACTTCTTCACCGACAAAGACACCACAGACATGCTCATCTCAAACGACGTGTCCATCGCAGAAGTCGCAGAACGAGTCAACCAGGGATACGAAGCTGTCGCTAACGCCGATCCAGAAGTCATTTCGGAAATGCGACGGCTATACGGTATCGACGACGGCGGCCTAGCCGCATACTTTTTAGACCCAGAAAAAACGACACCAATGCTTATCCGTCAAGCACGTTCCGCAGAGATTTCTGGTCAAGCAAGACAAGAAGGTTTCCGACTAGATGTCGCCACCGCAGAACAACTCGCCCGACAAGGGATTTCTGGTGAACAAGCACAATCCGGTTTCCAAGCGATGACACAGCTCGGTGAAGTGTTCCAAACAACCACTGGAGAAGCACAGGCCGGTGAGCAGGCGTTCGGACAGCAGGAACAGATTGGTGCGGTGTTCGGCACATCCGCTGCGGCACAGCAACGTTTGCGTCAACGCGCCCGCCGCCGTCAAGCATCCTTCGAGCAAGGTGGCCGTTTCGCAGGTCAAGGCGCAGAAATCACCGGACTTCAATAGTTTGTGATATGATTGTCCCGATGCCCACGGTGGGCAGGAACCCCGCAAGGGAGACATAGCAGCGTCACTATCTGCCTCCGGGTGGTGATTGGGCAAAGGAGTGTAAATATGGACAGCAATTTCGATGAAGAGCAAGAAGGCAGAAATCCGTTACGCGATCGGATGAGGCAGCTGGAAGCAGAAAATGCTGAACTGAAAGCGCAAGCAGACGCAGCGTCTAGCGCAGCACGAGAGTTGGCGTTCGTCAAAGCAGGTATTGACCCTGAGTTGCCGATCTCCAAATATTTCGTGAAAGCGTATGACGGTGAACTGTCGGCTGACGCTATCCGTGAAGCAGGTATCGAAGCAGGACTTCTGAAAGACACGCAGGCTGAAAGCATTAGGCAGGAAGCCGGAACGTGGAATCGGACGAACCAGATGGCGGCAGGTTCAGACAGTGAACCTCCTGTTGATTTTGTTCAACGCATTTCGCAAGCAAAGTCTCAGGCAGAAGTTGAAAAGTTGTTGGCCGAAGCCCAAGCACAATCCGAAGCCTTCTAACCGTTAGGGGGCTTCCTCTTTCCGAAAGGTTTGATCCCCAATGGCATATACCCAACAGTCATCAGTATCCGTCGATCAGGCGGCATTTGATCGGCTCGCATATTTTGCGCTCCGTTCAGAACTTTTGTTTGACGCTGTAGCAGACGTTCAGCCGACCCAGCAGGCGATGCCTGGTACGTCGGTTACGTTCACGATCTTCAACGATCTTGCTGAAGCAACGTCAACCCTCACCGAAACGTCAGACGTTACTGCTGTTGCGATGAGCGACAGCCAAGTGACAGTGACCCTCAACGAATATGGTAACGCTGTTGCTACGACCGCTAAGCTGCGTGGCACCTCGTTCCTTGACGTTGACACGGTTGCAGCGAACGTCATCGGTTACAACGCCGGTTCGTCACTTGACACCGTTGTTGCTGACGTGTTGAAGGCTGGTTCCAATGTCGCTTATGGCGGCGGCGGTGCAACCACCCCAACTTCTCGCACCACCGTTGCTGTGGAAGACGAGTTGGAAGCCAACGACATTCGTAAGGCAACCGCACAGTTGCGTGCAGCGAACGTCCCAACGTTCAACGGTTTGTACATGGGATTCATCCACCCGGACGTTTCCTATGACCTCCGTTCAGAGACCGGCGCAGCAGCATGGCGTGACCCACACGTCTATGTTGACACCGACATGATTTACAACGGTGAGATTGGTGCTTTTGAGGGTGTCCGTTTCATTGAGACACCACGCGCACCTCTGTTTGCTAACGCATCAAACGGAACCGGTTCAGCCGGTAACATCGATGTGTACGCAACGTTGGTGATGGGCCGTCAGGCTCTCGCTAAGGCACACTCAATCGTTGATGGTAACGGTGCGCTTCCGAAGATTGTCCGTGGTCCTATCACTGACACCCTTGAGCGTTTCCGTCCAATCGGTTGGTACTGGCTCGGTGGTTACGGTCGCTTCCGTGAGGCAAGCCTCCGTCGTATCGAGTCATCGTCCAGCATCGGCGCTAACAGCTGATCTGGTTGACCCTGGTTGCGTTGCCCCCTGCTTCGGCGGGGGGCTTCGCTCTTTCTGGGGTGCTATTATTTAGGGACGACTACTAGGAGTTGACATGAGTATTTCTAATTATGCTGAGAACAAGTTGCTGGATGCGATTTCTGGTACTGCGTTCAGTGTTTCTGCTGCGTATTTGCAGTTGCATACGGGTGATCCGGGTGAGGATGGTACGGCTAATGCGGCTGGTGAGACTACTCGGAAGGCTGTGTCGTTTGGTGCAGCTTCGGGTGGTTCGATGGTTTCGTCTGGGACTGTTGAGTGGACGAATGTTTCTACGTCTGAGACTTATTCGCATTGGTCGTTGTGGGATGCTTCGTCTTCTGGTAATGCGTTGTGGTCTGGGGCGTTGGCTTCTTCTGCTGCTGTGACGGCTGGTGATACGTTTCAGATTACGTCGTTGACGTTGACGTTGGACTGATGGCAACTAATTTTCCGGGTTCTTTGGATTCGTTTACGAATCCGTCTGCTTCGGATGCGATGGATTCTGTTACGGTTCCTCATGCTACTCAGCACGCTGATTTGAATGATGCTGTTGAGTCCCTTCAGGCGAAGGTTGGTGTTGACGGTTCGGCTGATACTGGGTCGTTGGATTACAAGGTTACTCAGCAGGGTTTGACGTTTATCAAGTCTGTTTCTATTGGGTCAGGCGTGTCATCGGTCACCGTCACCGACGCATTCAGTAGCACTTTCAAAAACTATCTGGTGATAATTACGGCAATGGCCAGTGGTTCCTTGCAAAATTTATTGGTGCAATGTGGAAATAGAGGAACGGCATATTTCGGAAGTTCTACTCGCACGTTGTTTACTTCAACCAGCGTTACCGTAATAAACAGATACAATGATTCTAATTTTTACGCGGGCGAAGTTTCTTCAACTGGAAACGCGTATTATGAAATGCGATTTCTTCAGCCGAACGAACTCACTTCTACAAAATTTGACGCACGCAGTTTTGGCGGGGGTTATTGGGTGAACTTTGGTGGCGTAAATTCAACGGTAGAAACCTACACAGCATTCACGTTTTATCCCGCGTCGGGAACGTTGACAGGGGGCACCCTTCAACTTTACGGATATAACAACGGGTGATGACGATGGCGACATGGACACGACAAGAACTAGAAGAACTACACCCTGACGGAACCGTCAACGTACAGATTGACGATCTTGTGCGCCCCATGACCCATGAAGAATGGGACACATGGATCGAACAACAGGTAGGCACAGAGAAACTTGAAGAGGTGCTTCCGTGACTACGAATTTTCCGTCGAGCATTGATGCGTTCACGAACCCTACATCGGCTGACACGTTAGATAATCCGCCGCACGATCAACAACATGCCGATATTAATGACGCGATGGAAGCGGTACAGGCGAAGGTTGGTGTTGATGGTTCGGCGGTTACTTCGTCGTTGGATTATAAGGTTGCTCAGCAAGGTTTGACGTTTATCAAATCCGTAACTATTGGTAGCGGTGTGTCCTCGGTGACCGTCAGCGATGCGTTCTCTGCCGACTTTCAGAACTACAAGATTCTGATTGACGTTGCCGACTGCACCGACGATTCTGCATTCCATTTTCAAATAGGAGCGGCAACAGCGGGCTACTACGGCGGTCACTATGCATACCGCTTCAACGGTGCCACCTACAACAACTTCTCAAACAATGGGGCGTATACCTCAATCGGTGCTGCTGGTAGTGGATACGGCGGTTGGTACGTCATTGACATCAGCAACCCATACGCGACACAGGAGACATCGTGGAACGGGAACTTTCTTTACAGACGAACGTCAGATAGCGGAAATGGAGCCTTTGGATTTCACGGTGGCATGGTTGACAACACCACCTCGTACACATCGTTCAGCGTCGAACCCAATGGGACGAACACAATCTCTGGCGGGACTATCCGTGTCTACGGATACAACAACGGGTGATAATGATGGCTACATGGACACGACAAGAACTAGAAGAACTACACCCCGACGGCACCGTGTCGGTACAGGTAGACGACACCGTAACCGTCATGTCAACCGAAGAATGGTCAGCGTGGATTGAACAACAGGTTGGCACAGAGAAACTTGAAGAGGTGCCTGAATGACCACTAATTTTCCGTCTAGCATAGATAACTTTACGAACCCGACATCCAGTTCAACGATGGCTTCGCCGTCGCATTCTGCTCAACATGCGGATGTGAATGATGCGGTGGAGGCGTTGCAGGCGAAGGTTGGTGTTGATGGTTCGGCTGATACTGAATCGTTGGATTATAAGGTTGCTCAGCAGGGTTTGGTGCTAATCGCAGCGCACCAGGTTAGTTCTGGCACAGCATCATTTAGCGTGAACGATTGTTTCACGTCAAAGTTTCATTGTTACCGAATCATTGTCGGGTGTCGTGACCTTTCAAACAACCTCATTATGCGGATGCGGGCAAGTGGCACAGATGAATTAAGTGCGTCATACTACTACGCGTCTATTGGTCGTTCGTCTGGCGGTTCGACATACACACGCGATAGCAACGGGAATACACAATTTGAGATTATTGACCGCAATATTGCCGCATCAGTTGCGCGTCATGTCGCTAATTTCGATTTGTGGTTTCCTGCGGCCATCGAACAGACAACGATGATGGGCAACAGACAAACCTATTATTCAGGTACTAACTATGTTTCCTATGAAATGGGTGGAACCCTCAACACAACAACACAATATGACGGATTTACCTTGACATTGGGTGGCACGTTTAGCGGTACCGTCAACGTTTACGGATACAACAACGGGTGATGATGATGGCTACATGGACACGACAAGAACTAGAAGCCGTTTACCCCGACGGCTCGGTGTTGGTACAGGTTGACGACACCGTAACCGTCATGTCAACCGAAGAATGGTCAGCGTGGATTGACCAACAGGTAGGCACCGAAAAACCAGAAGAAGAGTAACCGATGAGTCGGCTGTACGAATCCTCCACCGACTACGAAGAACACATAACGTACGCCGGAAACATCGTAGAACAAGACTACGACAACCCCGACTACCTATACGACCGGGAACAACTCACCTACGAAGGCACCACCGCCAACGTCGCACAAGGCTACGCATCCACAGCCCTCACCTA